ATGGCAACACTTAGACTATATCTAGATACGAGGGTAAAAAGGCAGGATGGTACGTTCTCCATCCGGCTTGCCGTCAATCATCATGGTGGGACTGCCTTCATATCCCTCAATCAATACTGCAAAAAGGATGAATGGGATAAAAGGGCTTGCAAGGTGCGCAAGCGTCCGGATCGTGATGCTATCAACGACTTCCTGCTTGACCGTCTTAATTTCTACAACAGAATGATGATGAAGGCGCAATGCAGGGATTCTTACCGTGGCGACATTACGGCTAGGGAACTCCGAGACTTAATAATGCTTGAAGCCGAGCCTGCAAGGGAAAAGGTCGCCCTGCTTCGAGATGGCTTCATTGCCTACGAGGGCAGGAATCTGAAAGAGAACACGATAAACAGATATAAATATACTTGGGCAAAGATTGAAGCTTTCCTTGGAAAAGAAAAAGCGGCTCTGCTTACATACGATGAGATTAACCGCTCTTGGCTCGAAGACTTCGATGCGTTCATGGCAAAGGAAGGCTTGTCTAGGAATACCAGAGCCAGCAGGATGCTCTGTGTCGCTGCTGTCTTTAATTTGGCGATTGATAATGAGCAAACGAAAAACTACCCTTTCCGCAGGTACAGTCTACGGCTTGAGACAACGAAAAAGCGAAATTTGTCGGTTGAGGAAATCCGCTCTATCTTCGAAGCTGGTGGTGATGAGCTGGTCGATATGTTCCTGCTTATGTTCCTACTTATTGGTATCAATGTGAGTGACTTGTTCGCCTTGACAAAGGAGAATATCGTCCGTGGTAGACTAGAATACGACCGGGCGAAGACTGGCAGGCATTACTCCATACTCCTTCATCCCGAAGCTCTCCGAATCATCGAGAAATACAAAGGGGAAAAGAAGCTGCTTCGTTTCTCGGAGCATTTCAGGAACGTTGATGTTGCAACGGTCATGATTAATAAGAAACTTGCAAAGGTGCGCCCAGGGCTTACTACGTACTACGCTCGCCATACGTGGGCATCTATAGCCTTCAACATTGGTATACAAAAGGACGTTGTGTCGCTTGCGCTGGGTCACTCGTTCGGTGTCCGAGTAACTGATACCTACATCAATGCAGACCTATCGAGAGTAGATGAAGCAAACCGCAGGGTTATTGATTACGTGCTGTACAACAAAAAATAGCCTTATTTCTTGCGAATTTGCTGCAGAAACGGCTCAAATTGTTTTTGGGGATAGTTTTACGTGCTTACCACGTAAGCGGCTCAGAACGCAAATTTCTGGGTAAATCGGGAAAAGAGCACAAAAATACCCCAGCGGTGAAAAAGTCGAGCCGCTGGGGTAATAAGTGGAGACCACTTAAACATTCAGTGATGCAAAGGTACGCTTTTCCTTTGAAACCACCAAATTATTTACCAAAAAATTTCTTTCTCAACAAATCATTGATAAATCGTGACTTGTTGGGCAATGCGTTGAGGAAAGGCAGCAGGTCGTTGTCTATCTGTATGCCAACTAGTTTGACCGTTGCGCCTGCACCCTTCTTCGTTCTCTTGATGTTTCTTCTATTATTCTCCATATCCGTGATTTTTTACTGGTTCTCCATTTACTCGCAAAAGGTTGCGCTGCTCGATCCTGCACTTCTTCGAGTACTTGCGTGGAGTGCCATCCTTCTTGCAGGTCTTGCCTTTATATACCAGGCAAGGCAAGGAGTTGTATTCGTAACCTCTATGTGAAATAATCCAATCTTCAACCCTTATCGTATCGCAGTTGTCGCTGATATAATCGCCAACCTTAACTGGGCTGTGCTCCGTAGCAAATTTCCTTGCCAGCATTACTCTTTCCTTCTCTGCCTTCACCCTGATTTCGTGCAGGGCTTTTCTGTACTCTTGTTCTGTCATTGTCTTCTGTCTTTTTTAAATTGCCTATCTAACTTCGTTTTCATTCTGTTCATCTTGTGCTCAAGCCTGCCAATCTGCTTGTAGCTTAGCCACTCCGGCTTTATATTCAAAGCAAGCCAGTACTGGCGCATTTCCTTGCAATGCCTGGCGATGCTCGGAAAATAGAGGTGTCTCTCGTATGGGTTGCAAAGGAAGTACTTGCAATCGGATAATAGACGACCAAGCATCATGTATTTATGCTCCTGCCCTTCTCCGAGACTGACAAGCCTTCCGTTGTCCCCGATCCACAGCATTGCTCCCTCTCCCTTCCAATTAAAGTCGAAAGCCTTGCTTACCGGATAATAATAGCCATCGAGCACCGTGCCTTCCTTTAGGTCTCGCCCTATCTCTCGCAGGCAGGTTCTTCCCCAGCTGGCCGTTACCTCAACCACTGCTTGTGCTGGTATCTTGTCGTATTCCTTCATATCTTGCCAAATTTAAATTTCTCGTTCCGTGATGTAATACTTGTATGTCACTCCACCCATTTTAACCTTGAAGTGTCGGTCTCCTTCTTCCATCATTTCTACAAATGGGTTGTTCCTGAAGGTTTTCTTAATTCGAGAAAACCTTTCCTCCATTATCTCCTTGGTTCTGTAGTCTTCGATGTGACTATCAACTTGCCCAAGGCTATTTTTGCCGTTCAAAATGTATTGTTTCATATCTTGATATATTGTGCAGGGCTTGCGCCCTGCTGGTTAATAATTCAGTTGAAATTGTTATCTGTTTATTCGCTCAAAGCAATGTTCGGAAGGTGTATATATCTCCATGCCAGTCGCCCAGCTAATGTAAACTTTAAACGCCCTTACGTTGCGCCCGAACGCCTTTGCTTGCATCATTCTTTGTTTTTTGTTGTCGAACTCAATTTCTTTTATCCCTACAACATTTCTCTTGCGGTCTTCCGCTCTTAAAAGTGCTAATTCCATAATTGTCTTATTTCTCGATGAAAACCCTGATATTCTGACCTTTTCCTCTTCTGTTCCAGTACCAAGTGCCGTCAACTGAATAATCGGTATCTCCACCGCTGCAAACGTACTCTGTACCTTCCTTATCCCAGTAGTGCTGACCTTTTGTTCTTACCTTTGCCAATGTTACCTTTATCATTTTTGATGTATCCATATTCTTGCTGTTTTGTGCAGGGCTTACGCCCTGCTGATTAATACTTTTCAATCCAATACTCTGTTGTGCGATTCAATCCTAAGCATGCAAATTCAGTCTTGAAATAACCTTGGCGTACCCAGTGAGGATAAAAATTATCGGTTTTCTATATTCCCTAAACAAGCCGTTCAAGAATTGCTCTGCCTTGTCCTTGCGTGTAAAGTTTGCCAACTCCTCGATTTCCTCGCCTTCTATCTGGCTCTTGATGTAATATTTTGCTCTTGCCATTTCTCTGTCCCCCCTTGATTACTTAGCATACAATGTAACTACAAGTCCACGTCTCAAAGCGCAGCGGCAAGCGTCCATACCAGCCTTCAATGCTCGCTTGATAAACTTATTGAAGAGTTCTGCTCCGATGAGCTTCAAGATTCCGCTTACTCCTACGAGTGTGTTTATCTTCTTGCCATCCTCAGTGCGTCCGAAGACCTTAATACGGAAGTTTGAGTTGATAAACTTTGTTGTGAACTCTAAAATGTTTGAATTTGACTTTTTCATTTTTCTTTGGCTTAACCGTGCTGCCTAGGGCTTAGTTACTGAATGTTTTAAAGTGCTTATCTCCTAAACACGATGCAAAGATATTAATATTTTTCGGTTCCACCAAAACTTTTCCCGAAAGATATTAATATTTTAACTTTTATTGGCTGTTTATGTCGTAAGCACAGTTATTTTCGGTCGTTTTCGGTCGTTTTCAGTACGCTTTCGGTCGTTTTCGGTACACTTTCGGCTGTTTTCGGTACGCTTTCCACGCTCTATATAATAATAACCTGCACGCATTAGCTAGAATGAATATAATCTAACTCTCATATCCCCTACCCCCTTTTCTCTCAATGAAAAGTGTTCTTCGCACAAAAAAATGGGCAGAAAAACGCTCTCCTGCGCTTCCTGCCCTTCTAAAAATTGATATTATGATTGAACCTATTGAACTCTCTTCTTGATGCGCCCATTTATCCAGCGAACCGCAAAGATTGGCAGGAATAGCAATACGCAATCGCCAATGAATAATCTTATCTTGTGCCATGTGCTCACTGGCATCTCTACCTCCTTGGTCTTGTATCGGTTTACGTAATACTTGACCTTTACGGTGTCGGTCACGAATTTGTAAATGTCGCCCACGATGGTGTCCGTCTTGGTTGTCGTCATCCATCTGGTGGTCGTAAGATTGTGCCACCGCTCTTTGAATACAGTGTCGCCCTTGATGTACACCAGCACGCTGTCCTGCTTGAATATGCTGTCGTGCTGCCGGGTGTCCTGCAAGTGGATCTGTCGCTGGTTCACGCTGTCACGTCTTACACTGGTGTGTGCGCTGTCGTGATAAACTGTGTTATTTTGCGCTGATTTAGCGCAGGAACAGCCAAAAACCAAAAGTGGGGTAATTATAAGCATGGCGAGAAATAACGCCACAGAACGCAAATTTCGCCCTTTTCTTGAATTTTCCATACTTTGAAATGTTTGATTGATGTGTTTATTGCGCAAGCACCTTGATTTCCAGGGCTTCCTTGGCTCGCTTCAAATACTTCTCGCAGGCTGCCAGTCCATTGTACCCTCCGTTTATCTTCCTGCGGATAGCCTTCAGGTCGTCTTTGTCTGCCAGTTCATTGCAGCCGAAGGTGTCGAATACCCACATCGAGGATTTTGTCGCTCCCAGAGAACGCTCCAGAAGTTCGGGACTTCCCACAACATCGAAGCCGCAATAATTGGCATACTTCCGATAGTTGGCTCGCCCGGTAATCTGAATAAGACCTCTGCCCTTATACTTCACGCCATCGCCCTGCTGGGTGTTTCCGAGGTCTTTCCTGCCCTCGTAGGCTCTGCCGCTTGCCAGTTCCTTTGTGTATCTCAACTCTCCGCTTTCGTGGGCAATCTGTGCGAGATAGTGCGCCATACGCAAAGGAGTATTGATGTGGAAATGCTCTGCCCATCCGTTGATGATTGAAAGGTAGGTGTCTGCCCTGCTGCCTGCATTCGGCATTACCTTTAGAAGTTGCGCTCTAGTTATCCTCATTATCTCCTCCTTTCTTCCTTTCTTCCTTCATAATCTCGACAACCGCCTTCGCAATTTCGTCCTTATTCTCGAGGATCACCTGCATCGTTCTGTCTTGCTTGCGTATCTCTGCCTTCTCGTATGCCTTCTCCCGGATGCTCTTGAACTCGCACAGAAGCAGATACACCGTCCATGCGATGGCGAACATGGGGAAGGGAGAGATAACACACGTAGCCACGTCCATAAGCGAAGCAATACCGAATGTCGGGAAATACTTCTTCGCCTTGTCGCACGTCTTCTTCAATCCGGTTGAAGTTCTTGCAACATGCAGTTCCTTCGCCTTCTGTATGCCTGCTATCAGGTCAATTGTCATCGCTATCAGAATTGTAGCGAAACAGATAAAAATTACTAGGGCGCACAAATAAAGGTGGTGCACCTGAAAATCGTGAAATACTTCGCTCATATCAATTTGTTTTTTTGGTTATTCCAATTTCTCCCAGTCAATGGTAACGCCCTTTCCGATGATGTCTGCCGTCCACCTGCAGAATGCCATACCCTCGTATCCGTCCGGATCACTGGCTACGGCAATAGCATACTGTACGCAGTCGCTCTCGGTCTTGATTACCTTCGGGTAGAAGTCCGCATAAGCCATATTAGCCAAATAGAGAATATCCCCGAGGGTCGTGCCCTTTGAGATTATCTCGTTGTTTGTCGCCAGCCGGATTTCGTCTACCGTCCAACGGTGGCTCGTTCCGTCTACGTTCTTCATCTGCTCGCTTGCCTTGATTGCTAGCTGCTTCGTGAAGTGGTAGCCGTGCTTGGCAACGTATGCCACGTACCCACTGGCTCCCATGAGTGCCTTTGCTGCCTTCTCGTATGGTAAGCTGTGGATGATGTCGCTCTCTTGATGCTGGTGTCGCTCTTCCTCTCTATCGCAAGAATGGCGCAAAACGATTATTTTCTTCATTGTGCGCCCTCCTATCCTAGTTTGTCGAGTAATTGCTTAACCATGCCACGAATGCCGCTTATATCGCCCTCAAGTGCCTTGAAACGCTTTTCGGTTTCCTGCTTCTCCTTGATGGCTGGGTTCAAAGCTGCAAGAAGTTCTTCGCCCTTGGCTTTCCGCTCCTTGCTTGGCTCGTATGCCTTGATTATCTCATCGGCTTCATTTACCAATTTCCCAACTTCGGGCAAAAGGTCTGCCTTGTCGGTTGCCAGTACGGTTTCGCCTGCAAAGGTTACTCCCAGGTGTTCGGGGATAGTGTAGATTGTCTGCTTTCCATCCACCTCGATTGTTACGTCTCGCATTGGCTGTCCGCTGCTGGAAATGGTTGCGATGCCAGTGTTGATGTGCGGCTGGTTGTCTACGACCTTGCCTTCCTTAACTTCCACCGTCTGCTTGTCTAGCAGATAGACCGGGTGATTTCTCTGTATATTCTTAAATTCCATAATGCGCTCTTTTTAGATAGTTCGATAAATAGACAAAAAGGGGTCTCACTGATAACACAGCGAGTTGCCCCTTGATAGATTTTGTTCAGACCGCCTACGCACCAGTGGTGGTTGTGGTGGTCTTCAACGCTGCAATAAGTTCAGCGTTCTGTCTCTGCTGGCTCAACTCCAGGCGTGCATCGTTGTACCGCTGCTGCAAATCCTGCTGCCAGTGATTGTTCAGCACATCGATAACTCGCTGGGTGTTGTCTTGGTTCGAGCGGATGATGTCGCACTTGTCCTGCTGAAGCTGGAAACCGAGTGCCGAGAAGCCTCGCTCTATGCTGCGGTTGTTGAAATCGAATCCTCGCTGCATTGAGTTCTCGATGTTTTTCTGCCCCAGCTGGTTGTCGTAGCCCATCTTGATGATGTTCTGCTGGGTCTGGCAGCAGCAGTCCTTCAGTGCGATGGTCATCTGCAAGTTACCCTGCGAGATGGCATTGATTACTCGCTCTGCCGAATAACCAACTTGTCCGCTTATCTGCTGGATGCCTGCCTGAATGCCGCAAACAGAAGACTGCAATGCGTTGAAGTCGCAGTTCAAATTAGCCGCCAACGTCTTCAAGTCCTGGTTGTTGCCCTGGATTGCGCCCATCAGCAAGTCGCTGTTGTGGTTGTCGCTCATCTGATTGCGAAGGCTGTCAATCTGAGACTGGATTTCGGCACGCTGTACGTTGCCGTTCTGTCCGTTCCAGCCATCACCGTACATGAATCTGAACATTCCTAACATCATCATGTAGGCGAAAGGGTTGTTCCAGCCTCCACCCATACCACCGTTCATTGCTGCCAGCATAGTCGCTGGATCATTGTCTCTACCTCTAGCGAGCAAGGCTGCTGCTAGGTTGTCATTGCCACCGTCCCCAGTGCAATAGACTTTTTCGATTGTGTCTGCCATAAAATTTTGAGTTAATTATGTCGTGGAAGCCAAATATTGGAATCCGCTGCAAAGTTACTCTGATTTTTGGCTCGCTCCAAAAAGTTAGTGCAGGGGTATTTATCGAATTGTTGTCAAAGAACGCTTTTGGTTATTTTCTTTTTGTTTCTTGATTAAACACAAATCGGCTCAACGTCCTTGTTTAGAAGGGTCGCTTGTGCCGTGGCAAGTCGATAAACTCGAGACGTGCTGAGATAAGTGTAAGCCATCTTACAAAGATGTCTCACTGCTGGAACGGTGCGGTTTAATACGGTCGCAATGGTCGTTATGCTGAATCCTGCGTGTATCATCTGCTCAACGACCATACATCGTGTCATTACGAGGTTTTCTGCTCGAGACTTGCCGAGAACGTCTTCTCTCGTAATGCTCAACTCTCCGCTCGGCAGTTCAATAGCACAACACTTGATTACGTTGTCTATAACTCGCCATAGTTCTTTCTCCTTGTCATTCATATTTTGTTTGTTTATTAATTTTAGTTTTACTTGTTTTGGACAAACTCTGCAACAACAAGTTTATTATCATCTGTCTTGATTAAGCGTGTATAGGTATCATATGTCGTTGTCAAATATTCAATCTTATTAATAAGTGGACCATGTGATGATAATTGCATTTTATACATGTAGCTATTACCATTGTTAGAGCAATAAGTGCTAGCTCCTTGCGCTCCTGCAAAGACTACCTCCAGGATGCCTCCTTTCGATGCCTTTTGAAACCAATTGTATACATTGATACTCCGTGTTATATCCATGTTAACAATCTGATGATTTGCGACAAATGGAATACTAACATATCCTGAGGTGTCTATTTCGTTTCGATAATCAGAATTATTAACAATAGCTGTCCCAATACTTGCTTTTATTTTCGTCCAAAGCTTCTTTAGTCCACTTTCATCCAAGAAATTCATGCAAACCTCCTTTCTAATTTAATCCATCAATTACCGATGTTGGGATTGCGCTGTCTGCTGTAGCTCCTGAAGATATACCATCAAGCTTGGACTTGTATGCTGAAGTGAAGTCGTGGGTCGAAAGCCCCTTTCCGCTTACCACGTCAACCTTCCTTGATAGGGCTGTATTTACGTCTGCTGTCTTAGCATAAGGCGACAAGTCGTAGGTGGTGTTCGTGTCAGTCCATGGAACGTTAACGTATGCCTTCTCTCCACTCAACTGAACTGGATAGTTTCTTCCGTTGGCTGTATAACCTACTTGAATACCCCCTCGTGTACCATTGGCTGCAAGTGGAAGTGAATAGTTATTGGCGCCCTCAGCTATTCTATCCAATTTATTCTTGTCACGTATAGACATTAAGCCTGCCATATTTGATGTGGCATCTTCAAGTGCTATTTCTACCCTAGTGCCACCCTTTATAGCAGAGAAACGTATAACCTGCTTTAGTACCTGTCCTTGTGGTGTAGAATCGAGAACGTTTTGGATCACTTTAATTTCACTCAAGTTAACTGTCTCACTCTTTTTAGCATAATCTGCAAGGTCTACTGTAGCACGGAAGTCTCCGAGTTTCTCCCATTTTGAAGCATCATAAGTTGCACTGGTATCACCAGTATAAATATATTCCTCATATTGATTCTGTGTAACACCACTAGCATCTTTAATAAGATAAATATGCTTCTTAATATTAGTTGTAGGAAGAGCAGTTACTACTTCTGCAACTGTAGTATCAAGATTACCTAATTGGTCTAATGGAACACAGCCATTTGAATCAAGTCCTGCAACACCATTAGCTTCACCAATAGGAATCATTTTTCCACTTGCGAAAAGATAATTAACCCCATACTTACTATTAGTAATATTGGATGGGTCTATTCTTATAGACTTACCACCATCTGCCTCATTTAAAAAAGACACACTTCCTCTAATTGTACCACCGGTTAATGATAAATAATTAATATTAACCCAGTTCTTAATTTTCTTCCAAAAGGAAGCAAGTCCAATTGCGTCTAAAAATTGCATAATCTATTGTTTTAAATTGTTATTTACTAGTAATATCTGTTATCTGTTCCTCCGTGATTGCTGGAGGGAAGTCCTTCGTCACGATGTCGGTCACTTTGTTTGCGATATCCTTGTAGATGTCCGTGCCGAGTTTTTTTGCTGTCACGCTGCCGTCTCTGATGTTTCCCGTTGATATACAGTCCTCGGTCAGATGGTCGTGTTTGACCGCTCCCGGTTGTAGTTTATCTGAGGTCACACAATTGGATGCTAGGTGTCTGTTCTTTACAGAGCCATCGGCAAGCTTCGCTGCCGTTATCGCCCCATCCGCAATTTGCGCATCCGTTATTGTTATCTTGGCGAGTTCACTCTTGATAATCCTAACGACCGCATCGTTCTCCAGTTTATCGTCCATCATGTCAAGCATCCTGCTTAACTCGACAACGATGTCGTAAATTTCCGTGCCGACACGCACCGCTGTGTTTTCTCCAACCTGCGTTGCATCTCGTATCATCTCTGCCATACGGAGCATTTTTTGAATATCCTCGTTCATAACTTATTTGCTTTTAGTTGCCTATTGCGTGAATGTGTGACCTCGTTCCTCGCTGTGCCTTCACTTCCCCTTTCGTGGTGAATGCCTTGAGGTATTCGAGTGCATCTGATAAATATCTTTCTGCCATATCCAATATGTCGTTGTACTGCTTGTTGCTCGATACGTCTTGAACATGGTCTGAATAATCGTCTCTGTGGCGCATTCCACCTGCTCGGCTTACAATTGTGCCATCGGCACGAAAAAGCCTCGCATACGTGAAATAAGCGAGTGCCTTGCGTATTCCGCTGGTGTACTTCTGCACCTTGGTTTCGTCTTGGCTGCAATCGCCCTCCTTCTTGGTGGTGTATTCGCCACCGTCCAGGAAAGTTGCAGGCTGGAAATCGGGCAATACTGAATCGCCCCACTCTCCCTGCTCGGTTGCTGCCTTGAACCGCTTCCACCCGATGGCTGGTATGATGTTCGCATCTTCGCATTCACGAATGTATGCGTTCACCTCATCCTCATCTAGGTGTGTGCTGGTCGGTCGTGCCAGTTCCCGGAACTGATCAACCGTGATAAGTTGTTTTCTTTGTTCTCCCATAGGCTCAATAAATTAGTCTATCGTGTTATTACCTGCCACCTCGCTGCTGATATACTTTAGCGGCTGTAGCTTAGGGTCTAGGTTCTGAATGGCTGGGTCGTGCCAGCTGTTGAAAATCTTCTTGAAGGCTCGCTCGATGAATCGCTGCTCGGTCGTCACTTCGCCTGCATAGTATTCGTAAGCGTCCTGCATAACTTGTCCACTGAATCCCAGCTTGCCAATACGGATTGAGTAGAAGAGTTCTTGATGGAACTGTGCGTAGATGCGTTCGATAACGCTGCTGTCTGTCACGGAAAACTCCTTGTCGAAGTTCTTCGTAGGGAAAGCCACTACCTTCGGTTCGTCTTCCTCGTTCTCCACCTCGACCGCAAGAATCTTCGCTGTGTTCTCGTCCCCTTGGAACTGCAAAAGGTCTTCATCGGAAATCATCTGTCCGCTCTCCACCTCTTCGCCTTCCTCGTTGAACTTCGGCACGCCCTTCTTGGTTACGAGCATACACGATACGAGGAAGTTGTTGCGGACGTTTCGCATCTTCACGTTCCCCAGTCCCTCATCGGTCGAAATCTCCGTGATGGCTGAATCGTAGCTGGCTGTCGGATAGATGAACTTTCCGTCTAGGCTCATCCACAGAACCTGCCCCTTGTAGCTGTCTATGCCTCCTGCGTTCTCAATCTGTTCAAAAACGATGTCTGGATCTGGATTGAATACATTGATGCGCTCGATGGTCTTCTCGTTTACCATCAACCGTTTTCCGTTCCTCGTTTTCTTCTGCTCCCAGTCAGGATGCAGCAAGACGTGCGCCACGCTCCCATTGTCGTCCGTCTCTTCAAGGCGGCAATTTTCAAAGGGTACGTGGCTCACGCTCGACACCTGCCCTAGAACGTTGTAGTTTACATGAAGGGCAAAGCCTCCAAAGCGTGCGAGGTCTTGCGCTACGTTCCGGAGCAAATCGTCTGCCGTGTCCCCTTGCTGGTTCATCGCCAACGCTGCTAGAATGTCGCTATCGAAGCCGTAGCCCTCAATGAATCGGGCATATCGGTTAAGGCACAGCATTGCCGTTCCGCTGGCTTCCGTGATGCGTGCGAGGTTCTGCGGATAAAGATTATCATATCCGTATGCCTGCATCTTGAATCGGCTGACGTAGCCAATATCAACCCTTCGCTTTGGCTTCTTAACTGTCTTAACGTTCATATTGCTTGTGTCGTTTTACTTGTTGTTTTACTCTTCTTCCTTGCCTGCTTTCTCGGCTTGGTCGAGGTCTTTTTTCTTGTCGCTGCCTGCTGGCTGCTGTTTGTTCTCGATGAGTTCCTCGCTGGGTATCTTCTGGAAGTAGCTCTCCATGTGTGGGTACTTCGTCAGATATTCGTGCGCTACCTTGTCGGTCAGGTTCTCATTAGTGAAAATCTTACCATGGTAGAAATCCGGGCAGGAAATGATGAAACCTGCCTTCATAGCGTAATTACATGTTTTTGGCATTGCCTTTTCTTTTTTGAGTTTTAAATAAATTTCGATTAAAGCATCGTGGTAACACTGCTGGCAGGTTGTCGGTACAAACCGCTTGTGCGTTACCTCAAAATAGAGAGTTTCAATAACTGCCTTGTCGGTTGCATCAAAGGGACTGTCGAAACGTGCCTTCAACTCCCAGACCTTGGCTGTTGCTTCCTTGTATGTCATAGGCTACGCTGCTGCTTCCGTCAGAAGGCTCTTATACTTGGCTGCTGTGGTCTCGCTGTCTGTGTCGAAGAAGAAATAAGCTGCCTTCGGTACGCTCTCCTCTTCCAGCGTGATAAGCCAGCCACCCTCGGTGTCGCCTGAGTACTTGTCGTTCTCGCCTGCACTTGCCTTCAGTGCCTGCGCATATCCGAACACCTGATACTCTGCCTTTCCGTCCGCTCCCTTTGAAAGGTTTCGCAGGATGATGACGAACTTTCCGTTCGCCAGTCCGTCAATGATATTTGCGCAAACGTCAGGTGTGTTTGCCAATACCACGACTGCCACTGTGTTCTTCCAGCTGTTGCGATACGTGCCAACGGTCAGTTCGGTCTTGGTTCCAGTGAATGGCTTGCTGCCTTCCTGCCGGATAGCGTATGCTTTCTTGCCAGTCTTCAAAACTAATGTTTTAATTATATTGCCCGCTACAACTGACTTGGTGAAGTCGATGTCGTCTCGGTTGATGATAAGTCCATCGCCCTCCAGTCCCTTTGTTACTTGGTCTTCGCAAGGGATGATGATGTCCTGAGCGATAAGGCTCTCGCAAGTTGTTGCCATATTAATTCGTTTTAAATTGTTATATCCCCAACACCGTTTTGTGGGTGTTGAGGATTGTCAAAAATAACTTAATACTAAACTGAAAATTAGGAGCGATTAGTAAGCTGCATGGATCATGTCCTCTTCGAGGAGAGCCGTGCCAATCTTACCGGTAGCATAGAGATAGTTTCTGCGATCCTTCTGGTCGAACCAGATGTCGAGGTCGCTGATGAGATTATCTGCATCTGTACCAATCATAAGGTGCTTTGGATTGCAGAAGACCGCACGGTGTGGAAGGTTGACTGTCGTCTCGCCCTTCTCGTATGCGTTAATCATTCTATCCCAAATGCCGACACGAGCAATCTTCACTCCGTTGTAGGTCGCTACATCGAAGCCATCGAACACCTTCTCCCACGGCATAATATCGTGGTAGGTCTGCTTGATGTCGTAGGTCAATGCGTCAGCAAGCGAACGTGTCATGAGCAACACTGCATCGCTATCGTCAATGATACGTGTGTCTACGTCCATCAAGATTGCGTCTACGACTGCTGTAGCTGTACCCTTCTTGCGCAATGCTGAAACCTGCTCTGCTGCCGTGGTCTCACTGTTGGCTGCGATGGTGGTATGGTTCTTTGTCGCTGTGGCTGTAAAGATGCGCTTGAACAGACCGTCACAAACGTTGAACATGCTAACGTCCGACCCTGCTGTCAGCTTGCCGCCACCTGAACCTGCCAGTGCTGCCGCCTTGTCACCAAACCAGCCGAAACGCCAAATCATCTGCTGCATGGCTCGCTGGAGTGCATCGGTGTAGATGGTCATGAAGTCGGTGCTGGTAAGGTCGCCAATGGCTGTACCAGTCTTAAGGCTGTATTCTGCGATTGAACCCTTCAATGCTTCGTAGCAAATCTTGATAGGAATCTCCCACTGTCCGAGTTCCCAACGCTTCTGAGAATTGGCGATACCCTTCTCTTCGTAGGTAGGGTCGCAACCGCCACCCTTCTTGCCGACCATTTCCATCTCACCGATAAGTGCGATTGGATCATCGTTTTTGACCTTCATGATATTCACGAATAAAGAGAAGTCTTCATCGTTGTAGAAGGTTTCCTGCACGGCATCCTTGATGCTTGCGAGGTTTTCGGGCTGGAGTGTAAGGTTCTCCAGCTGCTGTTTTGTAAATCCTGCCATTATTTTTTTAATTTAATGGGTTAATACTTGGTTACTTCTTGCCCTTTTTGTGGAGCTTGGCAAGTCTCTCCTTGATAGCGTTCTTACCTTCCTCGACTGGGTTCACATTGTCGCCTGCGCCCTTGCCGCTTGGCTGTCGCTGCGCTGGCTGGTAGTGGCTGCTGTAGCCTGCCAACACCTTCTCAGCACCGCCTGCCATCTTCACGGCATTCAGGATGCGCATGTCTTCCTTGCTCTTTGCGAGTTTCTGTGCGCCTGCCAGCTGTGCCTTGGTGTCGTTCAACTGCTGTTTGAGTGCTGCTACCTGCTGCTTCAACTTGGCTACGGTGTCGTTGTCGGTGCTTGATGCGCTGCCGCCATCACCGCCTTCACCGCCCTCATTGTCGGTGTCGTTGTCGGTGTTGTCTGCGGTCTGAATGTCGGTAATTACACCGTCCTCGACAACAATTGTCTTACCGTCCGGCATTTCAAACGTTCCGTCCGGACTTGCCTTGTCGCCAACTTGTGGATCTCCCTCTTCACGCTCAACGGTCAGAACTTGACCGTCCGATGTGTTGAGTTCCATCGCCTTTGGCTCTGCCTTGGCTTGTGGCTCTTCCACCACCTGCTCTGCTTCCTCCAGTGTCTTCACGCCCAACTTAGCGAGAATCTTGTCGAGGAGAGAAGCCTTTACTTCTGTCTTTTTCTCCATTGCTTTTGGATTTTGTTGTTTTGAATTAATAAAATTTTCTATGTTGCGTTTTGATGCGCTAGCACTGAGTGGTACAATGGTGCTGCTGATAAGACCTAGGCGCAAAGCCTCGCTTGTGTTGATGAAGATGTCCTTATCCATCAGGGTTTGAATCTCTTCCCTATCGCACTCGCACCGCTCTACGTATGCGTCCACCATCTTATCCTGCCACATCTGCATTTCCTCGCCCAGGTTCTTCAAGTCCTTTGCGTTCAGCTGGTCGCCCAACCCCCAGCCGGGAACCCAAGGGTTGTGCAGGAGGAAGGCAGCGTTCTCGTATGCCTTGCGGCTCTCCTTTGGTGCTGCGAGCATGATGATTGTTGCCATGGATGCTGCCTTGCCCTCAACGGTGCAGGAAATCTTCTTGCCGCTCTGCCGCAGTCGGTCGTATATCGCCCAACCCTCGACAACAGAGCCGCCATTGCAGAAGATGCGCATATCGATTGTATCATCGTCTTTCGGTATGCTTGCTGCAAAAGCATCTATGTCTTGAAAACACACGCAATCACCTCCCCACCATTGATACCAGAACTTGTTGTCTTGGCTGTCGATGTCGTTGTATATTCTGAGTTTTGCCATTGAATCGTGATTTTTTAAGTTTTAAAACGCTGCAAAGATACGATATTTTTCAATATGTTTATCTCGTAAGCAGTTAATATTTCTAAATAAGCCGAATTTTTGCGTTCTAAGCGGTTTTTATTGCCTTGGGTGTGTAACTTTACCACCTTTAAGCGAAAACCGCTCAGAACGCGAATCTTGAAGAAATAACTACCCTTTAAATCCTGCCGATATTCTCTATCGTCTGCACTCTCCGCTGGGTGCGGTTTATTTCTTCCACGCTCACTACTGGCTGTGGAGCCATCTGATACCCTCTTGCTACAGCTGCCGCCAGCATATCCATGCCGATGTTGCTGCTCCCGTTGTTTACTACGATAGGAACACCACCTCCTAACTGGTTGAATGCGGATAATATCGGACTGAACATTGAAGTCGCCTTGGCGGTCATTACGCTCTCGCCATTGGAAAGCCTTGCCGGGATGCTGTCGCTGGTTCCGGTTCCAGAGCCTTGGACGTAGCCACCAGTGGAGAATCCCTTGACGAGTGCTTTTGCCCCTGCAAAGGCTGCCTTGATAAGTACCATTAATGCTGCTGCACTCGCAACACCTCCCCACGACTTGCTTGCAATCTCCTTGGCGAGGATCTGTGCATAGTAAGCGTTAACTGCTATCTCGATTGCGTCAAGTATTGATGTCAGCATCGATTTGAGGAATGAGTGCAGCGATTTATCCTCGCTCTCGAAGAACTCGGAAAGACCGTCTCCCATGGTCTGTATCATGTCGCTCATCATTTTCAGTTGCTCTTCTGTCAAAGCTGCCTTTTTCTTGTTTGCTTCCTCTTGCTCCTTGACTTCTGCATCGCTCAAATCCTTCTGCAGCTGATTCTGCACGGCTGCATAGTCCTTGTATGCGTCCATCTTGCTCTGAAGGAAAGCCTTGTATCTCTCCAGCTTGGCTGCATCGTCTTCCTCTCCAGTGCCACCATTCATGATGTCCGCATCCTTGCGTGCCTTCTCTGCGTCCTCGAACTCCTTGTTGAGTTCGTCAACAATCTCCTTCGCTTGGTTCTTCAAGTCCGCTTTCGCCTTTATCATGATGTCGAGAAGTTTTGCCTGCATTTCTTGCGCCTTGTCTGCTCCGATTTGCCCTGCCGCCACGTATGCGTCAATGCTCCTCGCTACCATGTTCTTCTCCAGCTGTTCGAGGTCGTTGCTGTAGTCTCGCTCGTTGTCGTACATGCCTGCAAGGTATCGCTTCTTTGCGTCCATTACTTGCTCGTTGTACTTGTGCTGTATAAGCGCAATCGCTTCCTGCAATTCCTTTTCCTGCTTCTTCCTGCGCTCGGCTTCCTCCTTTGCCGCCTTGTCGGCTGCTGCCTTCTCCTTCTTGGTCTTAGGGGTAGTGCTGGCGATATTAGTGCCATCCTTGAGCTTTGTATTGTCGGTTGTGGCGGTCGCTATGGATGGCGCATCTGCGCTGACTGGTATCTTGATGTTAGCATGGTTAAAAGTATTCTTCATGCCACCCACGATTGCATCAGCCATTCCGCTGCCGAATTTCTTCAAGTCTCCCCAAGCCTCCTTCACGGTATTGCCAAGACCCGAAAAGATGGAGTTGAAGCCGTCTCGCATCTGCTTCACGTCAAAGGAGAAAAAGCCCTCAAACATCTGCAACAGTCCCCTCACTGGTCTTGCAACAAGCTTAATGGCATCTATGATGATGTTGAAGGCAAGCAAGGCAACCTGTCCGACAGACTTAAACGCAAAGCCTATCAACTGAATCAATCCCCTAAATGCCACGCTTTGGTTATAGAGGTTGATGATAGCCCTCAATAGTTTCGTTAGATGGTTGCTTACGAATGTTGCCGCCTGAGCCTTCATCATTTCAAAGCCGCCACCAGTAACGTCAAAGAGTGCACTTGCGGTATCCTTCAAACGCTTGTTGGCTTCCACCTGCTTTTCCTGAGCCTTGGCAACATCACCGGATTGTTCCTTGACCTTATCCATGTTCATCTCAATGTCTCCGAGGGTCTCGATGTACTTTAGTCCTGCATCCTCGCCAGGACTTCCAAATATATCTGCGATGGCTGTTCCTACCTTGGCTGATGAAGCAGGGAACTCCTTTAGCTTGTTACCGACCTCCTGCATGATGTCGAATGTGGTCTTGCTACCGTTTTGCAGTTCTTTCTGAACTTTCTTGCTTGATATACCTATGCCATCCAATGCGGCTGCTGTTGCGGTAGTCATCTCTCGAAGTCTAAGATTACCCTCCTTGATGGTGTCAAGACCCTTATCAGAGAATATTCCCTGCTTGGTGGCGTTGGTTGAAATTGCCACGAATTGCTCCGCATTCAATCCAGCCTCCTTCAGGTACGTTGGATATTCCTTCACGTTCTCTAGGAACCCATCACTAGCATTCGCACCAGCCACAAAGCCATCTTGCAAGAGCTTTAGCGATTCTGATACACTGATGCCAAACTGCTTGCTCATTACATTTGCGGATTGCAAGGTTTCGCCAAAATCCACGCCAAACGTCTCGCTGATTGCCAAGGCTTGATTTCTCACTGATTTCATTTCGTCACCGAAAAGCCCAGTGAACTGCATGGTCTTGCGTGTGGCTTCCTCTATGCCCTTGTTGTAGTCATAGAACCATTTGAATGCCATTCCGACACCAGCCACACCTGCCATGGCGAGGAAATAAGGGTTGGTCAATAAGGAAAGAGCCGTATTTTTCAAGGCACCAAACTTTACCTTTAGGTCTTCCACGGACTTTCCCATTTCCATAACCTTTCCGATTCCAGTATCATCAACAACATCAAAACCGAAAAACTCGGTGTTCTGCAGGTCGTCAGCCGCCTTCATCATGGAATCGTAATAGCTGCCGACACTGCGCTGGAATCTTCCAGTAGCCTCCTCAGCCTCTTTCAGCTCCTCTATCAAGTCTTGGATATGCTCCTGCATCTCCTGACCCTTGGAACTATCACGCTCGGCACGGCTCATCTCATCGTAAGCCTTGGTGGCATTGGAAAGCTGGGCACGCAGCTGCTTCAAGCTGCCTTCCTGCTCGTTCTCTGTGCGCACGTTGTTCTGGATCTCCTTCCGCAAGGTGCGCACGTTGTACTGGTACTCCTTGATGGTTGCGTTGATGGCTTCCGTCTGTACCTTCATCTCGTTGGTCGTGATGGTCTTGTCTTTTTCCTGCTGCTGCAAGTCCTTGATGCTTGCCTTCAACTGGTCTATCTTTTCCTTGTATCTGATGATGCCATAGATTGCATCCTCGTACTTGACCTTGATGTCAAGAATCTGCTGTTTGTCTTCACTTACCATAGTTCTTTCTTTCTAATTGTTCAACTCTATCATTGTAACCTCGCAATATCCGCTGCTTGTGGTCTTGATTTCTAGAACTGCGAAATAGGCTCCATACTGGGCAAGGTACACTGGCTTCGTCTCGTCAAAATCCAGAATATCCAAGTCCGACAGATTGAGCCGCTCTGTGATTACGTGCGCCTTGGCGATGCTTGCTGCAAGCTGCTTGTACTTCGTATCGAAGATGTTCTGAAGGTCAATGTCGAATCGCAGTGCCGCCTGCTCCTTGTCATCCCTAAGCGTCATTATTCGCTCCTTGCATCCCTTATACTCTCCACCATTCTTCATGCCGAAAGAATCCAGTGTTCTTATCGGTATGCGGTTGTCATCGCTGGCTGCAAAAGGTAGCGTCCACGTGTCCTGCTCATAGTCCAAAGTCTGGTTGCTGATTACGAGGTCTGCATCATAGTCCCCGGTTGTCTCTTCGTCTTCCTTCCAATTGTAGCGGTTGTGTTGCATAAAGTCTGAAACGGAATACTCGCTTTTCCGTGGTGCACCTTGGCGGTCATACGGAATGAGTTTTCCGCTCCAGTCGTAGGCGTTCGCCTTGTTTGCCCAAACTCTGGTAAACATGATAAACTGCACTTGCGTGCTGTTGGTCAGTTGCCTAGGGAACGAGCCAGTTATCAAAGCCAGAAACTTAATGAAGTTTGTTACCTCGATTTCAGGCAGGTTTATGCCGATAGGGAAACTTCCACCAATCGGAACGCTGTCCCCACTCTTGACGCTCGCAGTGATTTTGCCGCCATAAACGGAAGGAATGTTGACTGTATTTATTCCGTGCATGATAGTCTCAAACGTCAATACATCGTCCTTCTTTAGCGATATAGTGTTTGTCCCTGCCGAAAGCAAATAAAGATAGCCATCGATAGCATATCTGCGTAGTACGACTGGGTACTTAACCTGTCCATCCTCGTACTTCAAATCTCCGAACTCGTATTCCTGCGTGGATGCCTCACCTCCAGTAGTGCTTGGCGTTGTAACGGTCATTTTCACGCCCATAGGCAACTGAATCTCCGCTGCGTCTTCAAACTGATGTCTGACGTAGTATTGCACTTGCACATCAAAGGCCAGTTCGCAATCCTTTGTTATCGTCAGTTTCTGCACGTCTTCGCCAGTGCTTGGCGATACGGAAGTTATGGAGTTGCTTATGGAAAGGGTGAGTGCTCCCAGTCCGTCACGGCTCTTAACGTCTGCGGTCAGATTACCGATGATTGTCTTGTCGTCTGCCTTGTTGTTGATTATAGGCACAACTAGGTTGTTCAACATCTTCTTTGCTTCATCATCCTGCCACACGAAAGATACGCCCGACTTCCTCGCTATCCTTGACAATAGCCAGTTCACGGTCACACATGGCTGCAAGAATTTTGGGGACGTTTTATATTCGTCCACCGCCACATCATCGCCTACGAAATCCTCCTTATTATCGCCATCTATCATTTCGTGCATAGGTGTCAGCCCGGTAACTGATAGCGACAGAGTGCTGTAATATTCGGCAGGTGCATTCACTACGAGGTATGCAGCTCTAGCCTCTCCTCTGATGGTGTATACTTCCAGCGTCTCATCTTCTCCGCTCACGGATATAACCCGCATGTACTTATCCAGTACTGCATAGCTTCTGTAATCGCCCTTTCCTTGCGCTTGCACATTTGCCGTTGATGATGGCAAGAAAGGGATAAGAGCACAGATCATGTTCGATGCGCTCTCTATATTTCCGCTTATATACTTTCCGACCTCTGTACCTGTTCTGATGCGTCCACGGCTAGGCGAGTATTGTGTCGTGGTATATTTATTCCTCTGCACCAAATTAATGCCAAAGTTATCTTTGCTTTCAATTCGGTATGGATTGTAATAAGCAAAGAATATTCCATTGCTCACGGCTTCCTCCCTTGTATTCGGTGTGTTATACTTCTCGAAAAGCACTCTGTCTGTCACTCCCAGTTCGTTCAGTTTCATTCCGCTCTCTAGTAGCTTCGTGAACGCTGGCATAATACCCCAATAGATTGAGACCTCGATATTTTCCTCGATGCTCAGAACGTTCAAACGTCCGTCCTTGATAATTTGCACACCTCCACGGAAATAACTGCACTTATGGAAAATATAGGGGTATCTGCTGCCGCTCTTCGGTCTGTCCGCTTGCTGCAATACTGAAAGATTATGCACCGTCCGTGGTAACTGGATGGTGTACGTGTAGTTCGAGGTCATTTTCGTTACGTCACGAAAAAGGTTGCTCTTGATGTCGAGTACCACATCGGTGTTCTCCGGCAAGTCCATCAAAACACCGTCAATGTAAAGTTGCTGGTCTGTCATAGTCTCTGAACGTTAATGTTATTGATTATCATTTCGCACACGAAATCCTGCAAGCAAGCTGTGCTCTTCGTGTAGCTTCCAGCCTTGATTGTCACGCTCATCCACTCATCTTCCTCTTGCGTCCAGTCTCCACCGAGGTACATGTCAACGACTGGGCTGCTTGCCAAGTCTTGCAGCATGTCAAACGTATCTCTGTCTACCAAAGGAGCACAAAGTTTGATTGAATCCGTACGCTCGTATCCCTGCCTTCTTCCATTATCGCCATAGTATCCGTATAGATAATCGTCTAAATTGTTGCGTATGAAACTCAGGTCGCTGGCTATTTCCCTCGTTTCCTCCCCAGCCGCAAAGAGCCAATAGCGGATAAATCCGTGTCGGTCAATCCAACGCAAATAGATGCCGCTCTCGGTATCGTCTCTGTCGATGCGAAGCAATAGAGACTGCTTGCCACCGGTGGCTAGACTGAAAGTAAGGTCGAAAGTATTGTCGAAAGTTCCCTGCTGAATCTCTCCATCATAGTCGTAGATGTTCCAGTATTTTGCACCACTAGGCAATATGCCTGCGTAGAAGTCCACCATACCGTTAATAGGAATCTTCAGTAGATTATTTGGTACTCCCTCGTAACCGATTAGTAGGTTGGCGTTCAACTTGCTTAAGTATATGCCAAAGGTGAACGGATAATGAGTAAACCATGTAAGGCGTTTGTAGCCGTTCCACGTCTCCCCATACTTTGGTGCGCCCCAAACTATGTTCGTGGTGAAGTCGACGCTCGCAAGCTGTACGTTTCCGTCATCGTATGCGTTTACCTTGATACTCACGAGACGGTTTAGAATGCTGGAATCATAGCCTATCGTCCAATCGTAGGCTGCATTGATATGTCCGTCAAAAAGAGCTTGCACGTATGTCTTGAAGTCCGTTATGCACTTTTCGTTGAACGCTTCCACATTGTAGGAACGTTCTATGTAGTTCTGTCTGATTATTACCTCAATCCACGATAGGTTATTTCCGCTCGCCTTGATGATGCAAGGAAGGAATGCGAAGCCTACAGCGTCCGGATATTGAATCGTGATATTGTTTTTTGTCGTCTCTCTCATACCGTCTCATTGTTAAGTTTGATACTGCCCACCGACTGGTGGATTAAGAAAATAAGTCGCTGCCCCAGCCGCTTCATCGTGTCGGGCACAACGTTGCTGTATACGTCAGCCCTGCCGCCCGTCCGGTGCAGTTTAGAACCCTTGTTGGCGATGGTGTGTGCGATTGCTCCTGCCATGCTCATGTCGCCACGCTCTTGTGGTGTATACTTGTGTGCCCGGTCGGTCTTGTAGGGTATAGGTGTACCGTGCAGCCCCTTGTCCTTCATCCACTGCCGGATGATGCTACGGAAGCCGTATGGTATCTTTCCTGCCCTTCGTCCGGTCTCAAGCACCCCGAATGGCTTGTGTCCCCAGAGGATGGTTTCTTCCTCGCTGGGCTGCTCCACCTTTAGGCTCGCTATGGTGCGCCCCGATGCGTTCTGTCCGTTGATACGAATGTGGTTGATGATAAGCTGCCGTGCTCGCTCCACTTCTTCACGCATGATGAGCGATGCCGCCTTGGGGTCGAATTGAATGCCTCCCTTGCTCATACCTCACACCCTCCTATGCTCTGTGTCAGCTGAAGGGAGTACATTACGCCCGACACGATCGTGCTCAAGCGCTCGATGATTGTCTCGTAGTACTGCTGCCCCTCCAGCGGTTCGAACTGGTGCGACTGGTTGATGGCTCGTATCATCCTTGCCCCTGCCACCTTCATTCGGTCGATGCACTCTCCGTTGTCTTCTCCTTCCGCTCCCCTCGGTACGGTGTCGAGATAAGCCAGGGCAACGTTCACGGTATCGTATACCCTGCCGTTGCGTATCTCTGTCGTGCCGCTGGCTGGGATGATGCACACGATTGCCGGATAGTTCAGTTTCTCCAGCTTGGTGTCTGCTGTGTCCCAGTCCTCGAATAGGTAGGTATAGTCTGGTAGCGTGTCTGCTGCCAGCTGCTTTAATGTTTCTCTGATTGTTGCCATAATTATCTGGATTTACGTTTCATTTCCTCTGCCTGCAACTTCTGCAGGTTCCGCTCGTATACGCTTCTCTTGTTATCCATTTCCATGCACTTGTAGATGCGAAGCCATGGAGTTTTTAGAACCTGGTCGTGGTCGCTGATGCCCATCCTTACCGCATACCAGTCCAGCATGCCGAACAGTCCGAACCGCAGGGTATCGATGCCTGCCTCCTTCTCCAGTCTCGTTGGCTTCGCTGTGTCTGTACTTTCGAATAGCTTGTTGATGCGCTCCACCTCTGATGTTACCCAGCCGATGAGCATAACGACATCAACCGCCCTAGCCTGCTCCACTTCCTTGTGGCTCAGACCGAGGACGGTTGTCACTATCTGATACAGACTTTCCTCGCTGTCTGATAGCTGGGAAAGGTCTATTAGCTGCCCGATGGATAGCTGGTTGAGATTGTCGGGCACTTGCTTTCCTCCAACGAAAGCTGGTCGTGGCTGCTTGCCGATTTTATAGCTGGTGTGCCTAGCAACTGCCAGCCAGTACTTGAATGTAGTGTTAATATCCATACGCTTTATATTTTTTTATCGTTATCTTTGCCTTAATACGTGCGCCCTAGCCGTTCCATGGCTTGCTACTGATAACTTCTTCAAGGCTACGTATCTTATTGCGTCTATGCCGTGGTTGAATGCGTCTATAGGCTGGTTCGTGGTCTCTCCATCCCTTGACTTCTTCCACTTGTATTGCTGCATGTTCCAGATGATGCCGTGGCTGCGTCTGGTTATGTTGATGCGGAAACGCTTGAGAATGTCGATGCCGTTGTTGATACTGTCCGCTCCCTTGGTGCTGCCGATTATCCACAGCCCTCGGTTGTGTATCTCCTGAATGCTCTTAGGCTCTGCCGAATCCGCAATGATAAGGTCACGTTTCGTCCGTCCTTGTTCCTTGCATCGGTCTGCGATGTCATCGTTCGTCATTCCAGGCTGGTAGATTTCTTCGTCCACCCATAACTCTCCGTGCGCCAATATAACGTGCTCCAGCGCAGTTGGGTCGTTGGTGAATCCGAAGTCCATACCCCTGCAATCCATCTTCCACTCCTCCCTTGGTGGCAGCTTGTCAACGATGCCCCAGTTGGTGAAGATAAGCCCGGTTATCTTTCCGGTCAGTCCACGCGCATATACTCTCCAAAGTTCGGGGTCGTCAATCTCTTCAATTTTCTTGTGCTCGCTCTCTGTAAGGAATCTGTTGTTGCGGTGGTCACTCAGGATCAATCTGCAATCATCCCTGCCGATGATATTGTTGTGCACCCAGAAGCGTGCGCTTGGGTTGTAATCGATGAATACCTGCTTTCGGGTTCGGATTGCTAGCTGCCAAAACACTTCGTAGGGCACACCGTTCGCCTCGTTCACGAACAGATAGTCTCGCTTACCGTTCTTAGCATCCTGCGCATCTTGATAACTCTTGAACTCGATGATTGAGCCATTCTTACCTCTGTAGCTGCTGTCGCTCTTGTTGTTCTTGAACCAGTCCAGCAACTCTGCCCTTGAGTGCAGGATGGTGTCGAGGTCTCGCATGGCTCCCACTTTCAAGTTCGGGAGGTCTTGACCGCACACCGTGATAATTGCCATGGGGTGTTCAAAAGAAAGCACTATAAGACGCTGCATGATGGTGTATGTCTTCCCCGAGGACGTGCCTCCTTGGTTTACGAGAAACCTTGGCTTCACGTCCGCATTCGGGTCATACAGTTCACCAATAACGTCAAATAGTGCCATACTTTCAAACAATAAAACTTAAAACAAAATTATGGTAAAAAATTATTCTTTATCCAATCCTTCACGCTCGATTACTTCCTGCTCGCTGGATGCACACTGGTGTCCAGAGTTGATGTAGCGTACCTCGATGCCGCCTTGGAATCCTGCGTTCAAATCGAGCACGACCTTATCCAGCCCGAGCAGCTTGCAAATCTGCGTCTCTGCCTTGATGATGATGTCTAGGTAGCGTGGTTCTCCGAATCCTCGCTTCTCGGCATCGTACATTATCGCCTTCACGGTCTCGATGGAAATCTGTTTTCCTCGCTCATCTACGACTGGCAGTCCATGCTGGGTTGATTTCTGCAAGTGGTAGTCTTCCTTGGATTTCTCCCATGCGTCCCAGGCTTCACGTATCACCAGTTTCAACCTTGCCACCTCGCTGGTTATTTTCTCGTCTGTGTCGGTCAGTCTCTCTTCCCTCCACTCCTTCAATAGCCGCTGAATGTCGCAGTGCGCTTGATTGTATTTCGGTCTGTCGAGCCGTTTGCGAACCTCTGCCGTGATTTCTCGCTCCGTCCACCCTCTGCGGTATAGGGGTGCGATAATCTGCAGGCGGTTCTCAATGTCGATTTTCTGTTCTCTGTGTTTGTTATTATTACCTTGTGGCATATTTTGATTCCTTGAAATTTATTTGATTTTTTATAAAAATTCTACTTGAAAAACTTGCATATTTCAAATAAATTTCGTATCTTTGCAAACGTAATAAGGGAAGAGTCCTTATTTACTGAAACCCTCCGAGGATGAGGGAAAAGTAAAATGAAATCCCAAAGCCTTATGAGAACTTACATTTCGATTAGGATTTGGAAAATCAAAATAACCTTCACGATTGAGCTCTGAGGGTTTTGATTATTCCAAGGGGTGGTGCTCGAACCACCACCCCACTTTGGGATTTCGTTTGCAAATTTACGAATTAATTTTCATATAACCAAATTTTTAACATTATGAATACTACGAATGAAACTACCTCCAAATCTTGGGGAGGTGCTCGCAAGGGTGCAGGGCGAACGAAGAAATACGCTGCAACATTCTATTTCGGTGCTACCGAGGACGTGGCTAACATCTTGGCAGGGGTCGATAAGAAAGACCGCAGCGGCTTCATCAACCAGTGTATTCTCAAAGCGATGGGCAGGGGTTAATCTCCTGCCTTTTTCGTTTCCGCTCCCTTGGCGGTTATTTTCTGCGAATTTCGCGCACACGGCTCGAACGTTTCAATTACGCTTAGTTATACGCATGGTTTGAGAACGTGCCGCATACGCCCGCATATCGTCTCATCCGTTTATTATCTCCCATTCCCCGGTTGCTTTTACCAGTTGCGCCATCGGTGCTTGGTCTGAGTACTCGCAGCTGGGGTCTTGGTTATCCCATTGCGCAATGAACTGCGACTTAGGGAAAGCCATCCGCAGGCAGATTACTGTCTCACCGCTTCCGGTCGGTATGGTGTAGGTCTGCCCTTCCTTGATGATGTCGGAAAAAGTCGTTCGGTACTCCGCTGCCAGTTGGTTCATCATATCCATTGGCAGGTGTCCGCTCGTTGCATCAAAGGAATCGGGGAAGGTGTTGCGTATCTCGTTCATGCTCCACCAGCGGTTCGCACTCAAATCGCCACCGGGAGAAATTTCCACGCAGGGGATGCCTGCCTCCTTGATGGATCTTGATGCGTTGCCGCAGGAGAAGCAGACGCAGCGGTCGATGTGGTTCTCTTCCATGTGCCGCTTGATGATGCAGGCACGGATTGTTTTTGCCCTTTGGCTGATGTCAATCATCTGTGCCTTCATCGCTCTGCCCTCCTTCCTCTGCTGGTTGCTCTTCCTCTCCTGCTGGTGGTGCTACGCTGTTGAAGGTGTCCGCAAGCTGTTGCGCTTCTTCCTCGTTGTATTCGATAGGCTGGAAATGGTCTTGAACGTGTTTCGGGTCGCCCTTGTAGAATACCAGCACGTTTGTGTGCATCTTTTCGGGCTGTCGCATATCCTCGAACGTTTTCTTGATTTCGTCCATTTCGCCTTTATAGAAAACGAGCACGTTCTGGTGGCACTTCTGTGTCTTGCGCGATTTCATGCCACCGTCTGCTCTCAGGCATCGGGACGCGACCTGCTCGATCAGGATGAGTTCGTTGTAATAGTGAAGACCGAGCCGCAGGAAGGTGGAGATATTGTCTCCAACGAAATTTCGGTACTCTCCGTTCTTCTTGTTTCGGACCTCCCCAATCTTTACAACCAGGAATGAGCCGTCCTTCATCTTATCCACGCATTGCCTGAAGATGTTTTCGTACTGGCTCATAAATTCCTCGTATGTGCCGAGTGCGCTCATGTCTTCCTTGCTGTAGACTTCCAGGTCGTAATATGGTGGCGAGGTGAAACAGAGGTCGAAATCGCTGTCTTTGATTATCTGCCCTATGTTGTTTGAATCACCGCAGAAATATTTCACGCTGCCGTAGTCCTTGGTCGCTTCTGTGTTGATGTCGACCTGCTCCTTGCGGATTTCGACAGCCTGATAGTCGTAGCCTAGCGTGCCAGCAACAACGCCTTTTGTCTGCTCTCCTCCGAATGGGTCGATAATCTTGCCATGTGGCTTGCAGAACCATCGCATGATGATTTCAGCCAGAACTGGGTCGAAAAGGCTTGTACCTTGCGCCAATACGCTACGGTCTGCCTTGGCTTTCTCTTCGGGCGATACATAGTTCTCGAGATACTCATCGAAAGAGATGCCTTTCTCTTTTCTGAACTTCTCGCTCTTGCTATACAGTTCCTTGTATCGCATTTCCTTGGAACGGACGAGGGTCTGTTCACGGCTTGCCCCGATGTCCTTGCTGGAAACGATGGCACGCCATTGCTTCTTGCGCTCAACCCAGTAGCCTTGGCGTGTGTCGAGGATTGAGAAGGGAGGAATGACAAACTTATCCACTAGGCTTGGTTTCGGTGCTCCTTCTCCTTCTGTTGGAGTATCGCCCCCCTCCTTTTGCTCATTGCTGATGCCTGCCATACCGAGAATCCATTGTGGGATTGCCCAGTCCGTCAGCGGCTGGTCTCCGAACTGGTTTGCCAGTGCTTCGGTGTCCCAGTCTCCGAAGCCTGCATTATCCTTGATGATGAATTCTTTCTTCTGCGCCTCCGTCAGGTCTGATGCCTTGACGATGGACGCTGTCGGCTGCTCCTTCCACTGGCTCCAGTAGTTGGCGATTGCCAGCTTCTCTGCATCGGTCAGCCGCTGGTCTGTGTCGAGAACGTCCATGATGGCTTCGGGCGTCATGCTCACGATGTGGCAGAGTGCCCTCGTTCTCATATTGCCACCCAGTGCCTTGTAGGTTTCGTCTACGACTATCGGGCGAAGCTGGAGCATCTTAGGAAATACAAGGATGCTCTTTACCAGCTTTTGGAAATTCGCCTCAGTTATGGTTCTCGGGTTCGCTTCGTTCTCGCTGACCCTCGATAGTGCGATTTCTTCTGTTTTCATTTTCTTCTGTTTTAAGTTCGAAATTCATGCTTATCTGATAAACACTGGCGCAAAGATACGACTTTTTTGCTTTAGTTGTTTGTCCTTTGCTCACTTTTAACTTTTTCCAACACTTCGTTTTTATTTTATCCATCAAAGGCTCTGATGGTCTTCTGCAGGGTTGTCTGCGGTTTCTTCGGCTTCACTCTGACCTTGTATCCTGCACAGACCCATGCGAGGAGAAGTGCGTCTCTCTGGTCTTGGTTCATTCTCGGCATCTTTTGTCCTGCGCTTACAAAATAAGCAAGTTCGTCTTGCGTGATTTTTCCGTCTTTACCCTTCCAGCACTTCTTTAGTGGCTTGACGATTTCGCAGGGGATATTGTAGTGTTTGCAGCACTCAACGATAAGAATTCCGGTCTGATGGTTCATTCCGGTAGAGCGTCCGATTGCTGCTGCCTTGACTGCTGTCATGAAACGATTAAGCACATGCCAGTTGCTTTTGTTGAGCCAGCCGCCTTCAATAACGACCTTAATCTTTTTGCAACTCTCGTTCATAGCCTTGAGGTAATCTATCAATGAAGGAAAATTCATCTTGTAGGCTAAGAATGTTTTGTCGTCAAAGACTGCTCCAACTCCGCTTTCCTGATTGTCGGGGTCTATTCCGATTATAACTGTTCCTTTTTCCATTTTTTCTTTAAAGTAATTATTTCGTTTAAATTTCACGCATAAGCGTTTATTTTGTTTTGCTGGTGTAGTTTATTATCCAACACCATTTACGTGCGCATATACGTGCGCACATGCGTTATTATCCCTATCTTTCCCCTACCCCTTTCTTTCCCTTCTTTTCGGTTGCGATAGAGAAAGCTGGCAGGGATTCCGGAAGTTGTGCCTGCGCTTGCAAAATAAATGAATAACTTAATGAATGAATTTTTTGCAGGGTTCTTCCTTCTTCCACCGCCAGCCGAATGAATAAAAGCATAATTTCTAACGATTTCTTTTTCTTACTTCTTCATGTAACACCTCGCTTTCTTTGTTTGTTGTCAGACTTCGGGAGATGCGTTTCCGGCTCTCATATCTTAATTTCAAGATGTTATAAGTTATTTGTTTTGATAGAGAGCCTATCTCCATCTGTCCTCGCTGGTTAATAACTCTATTATTGAACTCACGACCGATTATTCTTTTTGTTTTCGAGCAGCCATGCAAGATGCGCTGCCTGCTGCGGATTCTTGAACATGGAAAGAGCCTTCTCTACGTCCGGCTTCTTTCTCTCACGCATCGCTCTGTCGGCTACCCGGTTCTTCGTACCGTAGTTCCGGTAATGCTTACTCCAGTACTCTTTCTGATACGCCCGGTATTTTTCCCGGTTTCTCTTTCGCCACTCTTTCGTGGCTCTGAGGATCTGTTCCCGGTGTTCCTGGTAGTACGTTCTGTTCTTCTCCCTTGTTGCGAAATCGCTCATTGCATTCAAGTATTACCTGATGTTCTACATATTGCTTGCGTGCCGGGCAGTATATGCCATTTATGCAGTTTCGCCCGGCATCGCAAGCCTTGCATAATTCACTCGCCATACGTCCACTAGAATGGTAAGTCTACGAAATCGTAGTCAGTGAAGGCAAAATTCTCATGCCCCTCGTATGGGATGCAGCTGGTGAAGTCTGCTGGCTTTCCGGTGTGCAAAGGTAATACGTTGTATCTATTCGTGAAACTCTCTCCACGGTCACGAATAAAGAACGCTGGAAGCCACTTGAATTCTTTTCCGAACCTTACCAGCACCTTGTCAAAGGTCTTGAAGTCTGGCTGCTCCTTCGCTTCCTTCTCTTTCTTCCAGATGGCGTAATGTTTGTTGAACAGTTCGACTTCGTTCTCTGTCGCTTCTCGAAGTTCCTTGTTAACGCTGATACGCAGGTCGAAAGCTTGGTCGGTCACGAACTTCTCGGTCTCAATCTCATACTGGTTGCCGAATGTCAGCGTATCTTCACTTTCGTTCTTGTCGATGAGGTTGCCGATGATTGTCAGCTCTCCGTCCTCGTCTTCCTCTCTAAAAACGTAGAGTTTGCCAATTTCAAACGTAAGTTTCGCTGGCTTCTCAATCTCCAGAGTTTTACGGTTCAACTTGCCACCGAGCCGCTCTTCAATGGTCTCGATATAGGCAGCAGGATTATCGCTCTTGACCCAATCGGATATATCCCATCTCGTAGGGTTATCCCAGATTTTACCTTTCGTCAACGTGTATAGTCCGGTAAATCGCAATTTTGTCGTATCACCCTCGTAACTGTCGAATAAGCAAGTGGCTTGATAGTTTTCTTTCTTGTACTCCAGCACGTCTCCCTTCTTGAAGAACTTGCTCCAGTCTCTCATTTCTTTCGAAGGGAAGAGCAGAACTTCTCCTTCTTTAGAGACTTTTCCGTTCTTGTCGAAAAAGTGTTCTCTTCCATCTTCGTCCTCAGTCCAGATTGCTTTCGCACTGTCCTTGTCGTTTGCCATTCCACTGTGCCACACCCTTCCGCATATTGGTGTGTACAACTCTGTACCGTACTCTTCGTCTTTGAGTATCTCGTAAATATCAATATCTTTCTGTTCCATTGTCTGAATGTTTTTATTGTTTATAACTTTACGTGTCCGAGTTTCTTGTATAGTTCCACCAGTTCTTGGGTATCGAGCCAGAAGTCGGTGTTGCCGATGTATACGTGATGTCGGTGTTCGTCTGTTATGATTTCTATCTTTTTCATGTTTTTTCTGTTTATAACAAAATACCCAGCGCAGCTGTCGTGATTGCCGCCCATAGGAGCAACACAACCATTAAGCAGCCACCAATCTTTCCGTCCCTGCTCATTGTTTTCCATTGCCTGGCAATGTCCGCAATCGTAGCAATTACCATGATGCCAGCCGTAGCTGCTACAACAAGCATCAAAAAGCCTATCTGTTGTCTAATCATATCTTTTCGCTATTTAAAAAGTTCCTGCTGTGGATGAATGATGTCTGCTCGCTTCTTCTTAGCCGCCCAGAGAAGGAGGTTGGTGTTCTTGGTTCCAGCATTCTTCTCGAGGTCTCTGATGATGCAGGTCAAAGCATCTTGAACCGCTTCTTTCTCATTACCGTAGAAGATGCTGAGAGTGTCATATCGGCTAGGGTAACAAGCCGGGCTGTCGTAACCGTGCATTCCCTTCTGAATGCTGTAGCCCCATATCCAGCCGAACTGGGTGTTGGCGGTCATTACCTTCCCTCCCCAGTTGTCTGCACCCTCTGCGGCATACTCGATTACGTGCGGATTGATGCACTCATCCTTGATGTTGTACTTGAAGCCTTCATGCTCTGCGACCGGCTTCTTGATGTCGTAGCTGTTTTCGGTCAGCCACTTGAACCAATCGTTCGATGTCTTGAATACGAGCCCTGCGGCTCTGCATTCGTGAAAAAATAATTCATTCATGGCTTTCAATCTCTATAAAGTGACAATCTCCGCAAAATGCGCAAGCACAATACTCGCCCAGTTCCTCGGCATCAAGGGCACACACATTGCAGCCACTTTCATTACGAGTATCATTCTTAACTCTGAGAACCTTGCCTTCTACATTCAGAAGCGTACCTTCCTCGAAATCCTTGGCTATTTCGTACGGTTCATTAATTACAATTACTCCTTTTTCCATATCTATCCCTCCTTGATGTACTCGGCAAGTGCCTCACGCTGCTCAGATGTCAGTGCGTCTGCGATGCGCTCAGCAATCTCTTTTTTGTCTGAACTGCTCATTCTCTCGAAGGTGTCGGTAATGATGTCGGCAGCAGTATCGTCTTCGAGATACCACATATTATCCTTTACCACATCCGCTCTTTCTTCTTCCCCTGGTAGGTTTCTGAACATGTCGACCAAAAATTCCTCTTGGTCTTTATCCGATAAGTTGTTGAACATATCCTCTAAGTCGATGTCAATGCTCTGATTATTGTATTCTGCCATAATTCTTTTGTTTTAAGCGTTTAAATTCTGTTTGATGTATAATTTGTCGCCCGATGCGTGAAAACTCCACAGAGCGGCTATTTTTGCCCTCATTCGTGGACTATATAAAGTTGTTCATAAACAGTAGATTTCACCACAATAGGTTCAGAACCTAAGTCGTTACCATCTACCTTGATGGCAATCTCCATATCTCCCTCTTCATCATAAATGTTTTGAAGTTGTTTGATAAATTCACTTATAAGCATTTTATTATATTTTTATGTTACATCCGTTATTTTTCGGGCTTCCAGTCGATGCCCAGCCGCTGCAGAACTCCACGTTCGTAGTATCTTGTCAGAGAATCCTTGGCAGGCTTGTTGTTCGGGTTCTTCTTCAAGTCTTCGAGGTTCTGCTGGATTACCCACCGGAACTTGTTGTCTTGGCTCTGCTGGCTCGATGGCTGCTGGTGCTTGGCTTGCTCGTAGAGTTCACCGATGCTCGGTCTTGCCGTTGCCGCAGAATCCTGCGCCTTGACTGCTGCCGATTGCGGCTGCTGGCTTGCGGCTGGCTCACTGTTGTTGAAGTTCCCTTCAAGCACCTTCGTGAAATTCTGCTCATTACCGAATATCCAATCAAACTTTCCGAGCCAGCCATGCTTATTATTGCCGTTCATGAAGTCAGATGCCATCGCAATGTCAATTACCCGGTACAGAGTATTCACGTCTCCCTTGCATTGACGAACCCTTGCCTTGACCATCACCTTGCGGTTCTCAGTCATGAGCGTAATAGGCGGCATCGCACTCTTCGTCTCATCATGCTTGCGGTTCCAGTATTCCTTGACGGCAGCATAGTCTATCTTTTGAGATTTTGAACCCTTGCCGCCACCGGGTGCTTCGGGCTTGACCGATGCACCCTGAATACCTTCTTTAGAAGGTTTATTATCTGTTTCTTTAGAAACAACATTATCATTATCATCAACATTATCATTTACATATTCATTATCATTATGCATTGCAATTTGTGCATTTGCATGCATTTGCATGCTTTTGTATACGTCTGTATGCTTTTGTATGCCTTCACCTGCTTCTGCATCCAATTGTTTTTTATTATCCCAGCGTTTTCGTGCATTTGCCCGGAGACGCTCGCACTTTTCTTCGTATTTACGCTTATTTCGCTCCATATCATCTTTGATGAATGCGAATGATAACTTAACGATAGGATCTTCAATGTTAGGTTCTTCGCCAGTCTTAGCAAAAGAAAGCATGTGCCTTGTTAGCTGCCCGAGTTGTGCATCGGTCAGTTGCTCGAAGATTTTTAAATATGATGTGTATATGATAAATGAATCACTCATGATGTTTTATTATGATAATGATAGTTTCTTCTCCAGCTTCCGTTTTAAGACTGTAGCCATCCGGATTTTGTTCCGCTGGCTTGTGTCGGTCGGTGCTGTCACTTTCCCACCTAGGGAAATATAATTCTCCAGTTGGGAAATTATATTCCTTAGGTCGGTTTTTGATATAGGAACATCCATAAGCCCTGCCTTTACTTAATGAGCAATCTTCGTGCTCCCTGCACCTGCTTGATGTAGGCAGCGCATTCCTCGGGGTGGTCCGTCTGAAAAGCCTTGGCATCGAACTTCTCGCTTGCCTTCGGTGCTTTCCACGTTGCAAGCGTATTGCCGTTTCCGTCCACGATGCTTTCAGCGTCACCAAAGAACAGCTTCAAGTTGTCCTCAATCTCCTTCTGTCGGTTCTCCAGTGCCTTGCCCTTCTCCTTGATGTCCTTCAACTCGATAAGCATGTACCCGATTTCGGCTGTGGCTTCAATCTCCTTTCCTGCCTTGTGAAGTGGTGACTTCAAAAGAACGTCTTGTGCGCTGTATGCAGGCGGCTCTTGGTTGCCCACGATGTAGTCAAGCCAGAACTTGGTTATCTCGTCCCTCATCCATCCGAAGAACTCGGGGTCGAAATCGATGTCACGGTAGCCAAACTCTCGTCCTGCAGTCAGCCAGGCAAGTGCTCCATCCTTGTATTCGCCCACTCCTAGGTTCATCTGTAGCTGGCAGAACCAATGTTTCGGAAGGTCGTCTGCATCTATCTGCATCTGCGTTGTCTTGCACTCTAAGATGCTCTTGCTCGCTTCGTTGTGCGTTGCCCCGGTTCTCCAGAAGGTGCGGTCTGGACTTACCCTCAGATACGGAGTATCGGTGTTCGTGATGGTGTAGTCGTCAGTCGATGCCTTGATGATGTGGCAGTGGCTCTCTCGCTTGTAGAACTGTGCCACGGCATCCTCCAGCAGGTGTCCTGCAACCATCGCAAAGTTCTCAACCTTTGGTGGGTCGATACCCTTCTTGCGTCTCCACAACTGGTATGGTGTTTCCCATGGGTTCAGTCCCAGTACTGTGCCTGCCTCTGATGCACCTATTCCCTTCGAGCGGTTCTGCAACCACTCTTCTCTGCTTTTATATTTGATTATCTGTTTCATTGTCTTTTATTTTTATGTTTGCGATATAATACATTTTCGCTGCTCCAATGATAATCTGACGAACGAATTCATCTCTCTTCATTGAATGCATAAGTCCACATGCTAAGATATCGACTTTTCCGGAATAGGCAATATGGAAATCGAAACCTTTGCCACCTTCTTTACTTACATCCCAATTATCTTCAGCTGCAATCTGTAGAAAATTTCTTTCTTCCTCGTTTTCATCGCACCATGTCTTGTATGCCTTGGCGGTTCTGTCAAAGTACTTGTCGATGGTGCTCTTGTGTTTCTGTTTGTTTTCTTTTTCTGCCATAATTTTACTGAATGTTTAATAGTTGCCACGGCTTCCCTTGGTAGGTTATGATGGGAGCCCACCCCATAGGTTGTGCCGTGGCGGTTCGGGCAAACGTTATAACTTTATAAACTAAACTACTTCTTTGCGGCTGTGCCAGTCTTTCCTTGGCTGCGGCTCATTGCCTTTTCTGCCTTCTTCTGTGCGCTCTCGGCTGCTGCCTGCGCCTGCTGTGCGATTGCTTCCTGCTGCTTTGGCTTCTTGAAGGTCTCCTCTACGGTGGTCGTTCCTTCCTTGATGGCGTTGTACACACCGGCCAGCTTCTGAATATCCTCTACCGTGACTTCCTCGGCTGATTTCTTGCCCAGGTATTCCAGCAGCATAAGGTCTGTTACCTGGTACACTTGGAAGCAGGCTACGCAGCTCTTCCACTGGCTCTGTACGCCAGTCTGCTTGATGTGCTCCAGTGCCTTCGCCTGCACTTCCTTCACCACGCTTGCAATCAATACTTGCGGCACGACCTTGCAGATTGCGTTACGCTGGGCGATCGCCACGGCCGCATTGCCAACTACCACCTGCATATCCTGCGAGAATGTGTAACCTTTCGATGTAAGAATGCTGCGCTTCACTTCGATAGAGTAGGCAACGTTGCTCTCTAGGTCATGGCATACGCCTTGTGCCGTGATGGTCTTACCATCGTTTGCGATGATGCGGCCAGCGATGCGCAGGTTCTGCCAGCAGGCAGAAATGATTTCCGTGAACCTAACACTAGGACCCTCGATAACAGTAGTTTTTCCGTCCTTGCTAGTGCGCTCAAGGTGGTAGAAGCAGTTGTATGCCACATCATCGTCCATCGCTGCCAGTGCTATCATGTTCTTCTTGCATTGCATGATGTCTCGAGGGAACTTGTGCGCTGTGGCAATCTGTCCGTCAATCTCCGAGCGGTTGATAGCTTCCAGCATTTCGCCACCGCTTACTTGAATAATTTCATTTTCCATAATTCGTTCTTTTTATTGTTCAACTTATTGTTCATTAACTCTAGTGGAAGGCTGGGGATTCGAACCCCAGTTGACCCGAGTATTATCCCACCCTTGCCTGCTGCTGGTGGATGCCCTTCCGTTGCAGGGCGCACGGTGTCGTTTCCGCATATTACATGGTAAAAACAACTAATTAGATAACCTTTGAAATGAGTTTAGCGCGCGCCCTTTGCCCTGCCGCTGCAGGGTTTCAGCATATAAACTAAGCAAAAACTTATGTGGTCAAACCAGTTGAGCCATAAGGCTGTCGAGCCTGCTTTCCTCGAAGGCGTCCATCGGGTCTTGTTCTGCATACTGGCTGTTCTCTTCCAGCCAGTCGTCCATAACGTCCTGATAGTTGACGCAGCCCTCGATGGCTTCCTCCAGCCGCTCGCTTTCGTTGTTGCTATTCTTGTGCGTCACGACCGCTGTGTTTCTGGTTCTGTCGCACCATACGCATATGTCGCCTGCCTTGGTTTTAATATCTACCCTTGCAACCGCTGGTCGCTGTGGATCACGGTCTAACTCCAGCCAGATGGCATCGTACATCTTCTTCCTGCAATCCTCTATTATCTTCTTCATTCGTTACCTCCTCTCTGATTGAATATGTAACTTTGGAAGGTCTCACGGCACGACTTCAATATATCATTATCTATTCCGTTCAGATGTATGAGCGGTATATTATCGAGTGCCACGTAAAGGTTGCCCTTAAACTCTCTGTACTGGATTCTTCGCTCTGCCTCGATGTAGCACTTGTTGTTTAGTTCGCAACGCTTTCGGGTCTTGTGGTTCGCCTTCCAGTTAGTGATAAGCCAGCAGATGTCGGTATACTTCACGATCATCCTGCGCTTATTGATTGATAACTTGCTCATAGGGCAATCCTCCAGACTTTTTTAATCTCGCTGCCCTCGAAAACCTTGCGGTTGTCGATTCTGCGGAACTTGACCTTAATCTTACCAGCCTGCAACCATCTGCGCAGGGTGTTGCGATGGATGCCAAGCACCTTGCAGGTCTCTGTCATGGTGTATCTGCCTGCATCCGCTACCTTTGGTTCTACGTTCGTCATGTTATGCCCTCCAAAAGATTAAAGTTACTAATACGATGGCAACTGCCAGGCTTATTACTTCGTCACTTGTGATAATCTCGATAAACTTCTTCATACGCTCTGAATGTTTAAATTGGTTCTACTTGATTATTTGCGTACGGCTGCACGTCTCTTCTTTGGTGTTATCAATCCAGCCTTTATGAGGATAACACGCACGTTCTGCTGGGTGCAACCAACACGCTGTGATACTGCGAGCATTATTCTGCTGTCTGAGGTCTCGGCAGGTGCTTTTGCTCGGAAATCTGCAAACATCGCTATGATGTTCTTCTTTCGTTCGTCCTGCTGCTTCTGCAACGGTGTCCGAAAATCATAATTAAAATTTTCTCCCAT